CGCCAAGGAAGAGTTATCGGTGGCATCATTATATGAAGTAGTAGCTAAAGTTACTTGTGCAACAAACTGAAACGCTGTGGTATTAGAACCTGTGTTCGAGCGATATATACGTTTATGTGTGATATTGGTGTGAGTACGCCCTGCTGCGGTGCCTGCAGTCGTACTCATATTAGATACAGTTACCGTTTGTCCATCGACCTTATCGAACACAAGAGATGCTGCAGAAGGAGGACCTTCTTCTCCATACGCAGACACGAAGGTATACACATACGATGTACTGTATTGAATCTGAGTCTTGTCATCTGCAAGAGTAAGACTATGAGAAGCACCAGCGCCATCGCCCGTAATATCAACAGCAGTTCCAGCAGTCGCGTTTGCTAAAGAAGTAGCAAGTTTAACTGCGGGAGAAGTCCCTTTGATAATGTAATAAAAGGTCGCATTAGTAAGCCCTTGGACTGTAGTACCACCCCCATTACTATACTGAGCCACGTCTCCAACAGATAAACTATCGTACTGTGCTGTAGTAAGAGTAATAGTGTCAGCGCCAGCTGTAACAGCGCTTGCCCCGTTAAAAGCAAAGGCAGACCCATAAACAGTAGTACCAGTAGTCGCAGTCGTTATAGTGAGCTCGGGGGCAGGGATCCCTAAGCGATAGGAAGCTCTTGGATAGCGACCTGCAAGAGTAAGGGTATGAGCACCCCCAACTCCTACTGCCGTGAGGTCAATATCAGTCCCCGCGACTGCATTAGATGCTGTAGTAGCTAATTGAATCTTGGGGGAAGTACCTTTAATAACATAATAAACCGTAGTACTAGTAAGTCCCCCAACAGCACTACCTCCTACGGCAGTATAAGTGACAGGGGTAGCAGTAGATAAACTATTATACTGTAGCTCAGTAAGGGTAATAGTGTCGTCTGCTACTATGACAATAGAAGCACTTGCGCTATCAAAGGCTATGGGGAATAGGTTAGTAATAGCCGCACCCCTAACTAATGTATTATTAGACATACGTGGAAAAGAACCATGTTCTCCTGTCCAATACACACGGTCAGTGGCATCTCCAGCAATGGGACCGAGAACTACATCAACCCCTTCATCCGCCCATTCCAGCCAGTAATCACTACCGCCCGTCTCATATTTAGCAATAGAGTTCTGACCAGTAGTAGATAAAGTATAAGCATCCGTATTATTACGAAGGGGGACAAGACGTCCACTGTCCAAGATAACATCTTCAGCTGTCTGAGCTATAGTTTCCCCTATAAGCCTGGGGGAAATTTGTGGGGCGATACCACTAAAAGATATTAACTTTAGGTATGCCACTTAGCCCTCCAATAACAAATCTCTTAACCGTGTGCTTCTAGCTCCGACCTGCCTAGCCCACTTTGAATCAAGCATTTCAACACCAGCCGTTTTCCAATCTCCTATTGCCATTGCAGCAATAAACTTTTTGAACCCAAGTAGTCTAGATAGACCTAAATTAAAACACATATTGACACAAACACGCTGTCTTGCATCAGAAAGGCCTTCGAACCAATCGAAAGTACGCTGCAATTCACCTACGGCTACATCAATATCATTAGCTAGCATGTACTCCGCTTCATCCATCGAAACCCCTACATCCTGTAGGTTTCTACCAATCCCTATGGTCCATATGCCCACCGTATCCTGATAGGCCTTAAGTTCTACACCTTCATCCCGTTTCAATTCCGTGATTAAGAGGTCTCTATTCATCAATCTTCACCTTTGAACTTTTTACTCTGGCCCGCCGTACCCGCATAGATACCAAATACTGCAGCCATTGCCCCAACTAAAATTGAAACAAGCCCAGCCTGCTCAAGGTTTGGCGTGTCCAGAGTCATGAACCACATTACTACTTCATAGAGCAAGTAGATGTATACACCAACAAACACTCGAGGAAAAATCCTCCAGGCATCTACAGTCTTCGCTATGTGGATCCATTTTTGGTACGGATTCACACCAATATTATTAGGTGTCACCTCTACCTCAAGCTCGACTTTTTTCTTTATGGGTTCATTATCCATAGTCATATCATCTTTTACGCTTTCATAACGTACACAACTACACCGACTCCTGCTGTAATAACCAGCCAAAAAAACCGCTCTGTAAAAGACAAGGCTTTTCCTTGCGAAGCAGTTTCAGTTTCTACAATATCGATCCTTTGTTCTAAGCGGTCTAAACGTATAAAAAAACGGTCAATATGCTTAAGAACTGTGGCAACACGTTCCTCGATACGCGCAATAGAGATAATGGCTTCGGACAATCTATCAAGTTTATCCTCAACTTTAGCTAAGCGCCTGGCATCCTGTGTAGTCTCTGCCATATTAGTTATATTCGTTTGTCATTAATTCTGGTACAGCTCGTATATCTGGTGCGGGCTTAACTTTATCCTCTGCAATATTCTTTTTGAGCTCCATAGATAAACCTGTTTGGGCTGCTTGGCTTTTCTTTAATTGATATGACTGTTCCACAATCTCGTTTTGCAGTTTGATCAACATCTTAAAACCTTCAATTATCCTAGGAGGTAAATCCTCTATTGCGTACTTGACTCCATCATAGTCAATAGTTTCTATTTTACCCTCTGGGGACTGTGCTTCATCTACATTCATTTATTATCCACTTTCTAATGTGGCTATTCGAGCTTCAAGAGCATCGTTTTTAGCACTAAGTTCTTGTATCGCAGATGTTAAATAACAAGCCAGTTTTTCGTAAGCTACAACTTTTGTACTCCCTAATTCTTCATTTAAGGTTTTTTCTCGTGTATCCTCTCCTGACAAGTCATCGTGTTGCGGGACATCGTTCTCGTCTACTAAGTGCGGAAAAATAAGTTCAACTTCTTGGGCAATTAAACCAATTTGTTCATCCGACATACCCTTTCCCTGCTCTGATTCCGGCTTCCATTTGAAATACGTTGGTTGAAGCTGGTTGATTTTTGCAAGAATACCATCTGATACAGAAATTCTACTTTGAATGTCTTTGAGTCTTATATCAGAGTGAGTTGCTGCTCCTGAAGAGTAAACAAGCCCGACTCCATAGAAAGCATGGGTAGTGCTATAACCTATAATTCCATATTTATCCCCTCCTGCGTTATACCCTAAGACGCCTCCATAGGTGGGGTGGAATGTTTTCCCATATACCCCGTAATAACCCGTCGAAGGAGATGAGCCAGACACGCCAGAAAGACCGTATAAGCCATAATGCGCCCCGTTAGTGTGTCCTGTAACCGCTGCGCCTCCTCCATCAGTTGTTATATAAGCACCTATTTGATTACTAGACGCATTGTCCAGGTGGACTCTTAGTCCTATGCTTCCTGTACCATTATCATATGAATAGAGTTGTGCCCCTGTGTAGGCGTTAGAACCTATTCCAACCTCGCCGGAACTAAGAACATGTATGGCAGCTGTTGTTGTTGCAGACCCAATATATCCACTATCAGGGATAACAATGTTGCCCCCTGTGGTCATCGTACCTCCGCCAGTATAAGTTCCCGATACGTCTAGGTTGGCGTTAACATCAACCAAAGTTGCTGTAAGTTCTATTTCGTCAGTAGCAGCAATATCTAATACTGTTCCACTAGCACCTTGTATAAATTGAGTAGCATCATTAAAACATAGTTTATTTGTAGAGTTTAAAGTTAAGCCTATACCGTCTGTGTGAGTTAATGTTGTATCTTGATCATTACCAAAATAAATGACACCCCCATCTGCTAAATAAAGGTCGGACCATTCTGCTGAAGCTGTTCCTAAACTATCTCCATCAGCGGATGAAGGGTCAGCACCAGTAGTAGCCGCCCAAGAGATATCTGTTCCGTCAGAAGTTAATACATAATTTGCAGACCCAACAGTTAGTGCAGCAGGATCACCGCTTGCATCCCCATAAATAATTTTACCTCTTGCAAGTCCTGCCATTTTAGCAAGGGTTACTTGATTATCAGCTATGTGTGCCGTGTCTATTGAGCCATCGGCTATCTCTGCACTATCAATAGCATCGTCTGCCATTAAAGCATTTGTAATCTGGGAGTTAGCAATATGAGCAGTATCAATACTGCCATCTACGTAATGTGCCGAATCTATTGTGTCCGCCGGAAGAACAGGAATTTGACTAAAAGTAACTACGCCATTAGAAGCGATTGCAATTGCATCAGTATCAGATGCACTACCAATATTACCGGCATTCGCGATAACTAAACCTGCGCCAGAAGTAATTACTGCCCCTGAGACTATCTCACTGTTAAATGTTGCTTTACCGGCATCACTTCCATCTATCGTTAAAAATGTTGTATCTGAGCTACCATCTGTGCCTTTTAAGATAATATCAGTATCGTTACCCTGTGCATCGATCGTAATATTTCCTACACTAGTAGCTAAGGTTACAGCAGCGTCCCCAGTAGTTAATTCATCAGCGGCTTTTAAAGATTCCAAAGTCGCAGCTACTATACGAAGCTCTATAAGATCATCGGCACTAAATGTAAGGGCAGAAGTATTATCTTGGGCTCGTACTATAGTTAAAGTATTTCCACTCCTAGCCGTAACTTTTACTATTTCCCTAGTAGTAAGTGCATCTGCCCGTATAAGAGTGGCGTAGAAAAATTCACCAGAAGATAGGGCAGGGAAAACACTACCGTCATCCACAGCTACACTCGTATCACCAGTACCTAAACTACTGGTGCTTAGTAAAGTCTCAGCGTTATTGGTGAATTTAATAGTCATTTAAGACACCGTTATAGTCCACGTTACCGTCATAGCGTCATTTGCGCCCTTATTTATAACAGCAAATTCTGTTCTGCAAAG